GTAATTCAGGCTCTTCATCAAGTTCTTTGGGGTTACGACCTAAACTTTTAGCAACTTGTCGTAGATTGCTGATGCGGCTAACTGCTGATCCTTTGTCGTAACCGGCAGCCCAGAACTGCCACCGGCCAAAAACAGACAGCTCCTTAGTTAGCCCTTGATAAAATTTCTTCGTGCAGCTACAAAAGTGTCCACTTGAGATGCAATGTTAGGAGCTTTGCCGTAAAGGTCTTGTGCGTTCTTAGGGGTAAACTCTACGGGCTTGCCTTTATCTTCAAGTCCACGCCAGCTTTTAGTGATAGCGACTAACAAGTCAATTTCACCACCGTCCTCTTTGTTAATAAGCTTCCTGTGATACGCTCTTACAGCCTCTCTGTACGACTTTGAGTCAACACCCTTTACGATGATGTAGAAATCAGTTTCTTCATCGTCTATCGGGCTTAAAATGCGTATCTCTGCGCCTTCTTCGTGTGCGTCAGCAGTGTAAAGTTCTTTTATGTCCATTTCTCTCTCCAGAGTTATTGTGTACGGGTTGCGTAAATAAGTGTACGGGTTGTGTAAAAGGGGTCTTTCAACCCCTGCTATTTAAGCGTCTGTTCTTGTAATTTTAATCTGAGATGCATCGCTGGAGTTATATAGTGCAACAAAATCCAGAGATACTGTTACTGCGCCAGCACCACCAACTTCAGGATTGCCTGAGTTGTATTTGACGTTTGGTAGATTAAAGGTGTACGAGTTACCAGCTAGATCAGTTAGCACAAAAGTTAAGCTAGAAGATGTTTCGTTAATAAACTTGTCAATTAAGGTGCTGTCCTCAAAATAAGCTGTAACTGAACCGCTAACAGATGATTTGCCAATAGAGGGCAACAACGTAGAGCTAGAGCCAACTACATACATAGATTCCATTCCGTTATCAAGACTTAACTCAAGCCCAGTAATAACAGCAATGCTTGACCCGCCTTCCGTAATGGAACCAGTAAAAGAATCAAATGGTGAAGTAGTAGATTCGGCAGCGTAAGTTGCGCCGGTAATAGCTGTAGAGGCTACGGCAAAATCCTTGCCAATTACTGAAAAAGAGCCAGTAACCATTGAGTTGGGAGCAACAGATAAAGACAGTGCATTAAAATTGCAGCCAGTAGAGCGCAGATACTTGCCAATGTCTTGGTGATGACGCTCAACGGTGTAGCTTCTTCGAGTAGTTCCAGCTTTAAGGACGTTTGTAGCCCAAGTACCGCACAATACGGCCTCAAGCAAGTCGTCAAATGACTCGTAAGATAGTTCAACATTAATATCGCCAGCAACGCTTTCATTGCCATGACGGAAATGAGCTATTTGACGATCTTCTCGTAACTCTTCGGATTCTATTGCGTCTTTAGACAGGCCAATAGTGGTTCCGGTGTGACGAATAGGTGTAAATGAAGGAGTGGTCGGAGTAGTACCGAATGTAGATTCGACAACATACGCCATGTTGTGTCTTGAGCCTGTTGCAATAGTCATACTTTACCTCGGTGCTACATGAGCCATATAATTAATTGTTACTGAAATAACGAAGCGATCTTCGTCAATAAGTCCTGAGTTTCTTGATACATTACCAAGCCGAACATAAACGCCATTGTACAATAAATCTGTACCGCGCTTAAAGTGGTCGGCAATTACATCGGCTTTCGCTTCTGCTGTACCTCTACCTTCTCCGGCCATTGCAAAAACATCAACTTGATATAACCCTAAGTATTCGTCTATACCAGCAGTTCCAAGTCCAGCTTGTACTGTAGGGGAAGGCAAATGAGTTGGCCTCAAGTATAACGTATTTTTAACGGGCTTATAGGCAATATTTTCCCAAGCTACAGGAGATGATCCCGTCAAAGTGCCTAGTCTTACGTCTAAAGCCGCGCTTATGTTTGAAAACACTGTACTCATGAGCTAACCTTTTTAACAGCTTTATCCATTTCTTGCTGGAAAGCCAAAACATTTAACCTTACCATTCCAGTTGGAGCTTGAGACGAATGGCCTAGATATTCAATTCTTGACGCGTAAGAAAGATTGTTTACAAAAACAACAGATCCCAAGCCATCATATTTACTTACCATAGCCTTCATTCTGTTAATAGCTCGCTTTCCGCTTTTATCTCTCTTGCTTAATATCCCTGAAGCTTGCTGGTTTAACGATGTCTGCCAGTTAGCTCTTAAAGCACCAGCCTTGTAGTCTGCCGGTGGCTTCTTTTTCCATAATTCCGGATTTCCAACGGGAGTATCCATTATTATCTTAGTAAACACTTCTACGCAGGTTTGCTGGACAACTTCAACAATGTCTTCGCCGGTTTTATCAACATACTTTTTAAGATCTAAGGTGAAGCTCATAATACATATCCGTGCCAGATGGCGAGATTGTAGTAACGTCCATTATCCGATAGCTTACGCTATCAAACGTCAAGGTATTATCAATTGCTGGAATGCCTTTGCCTGCTTCAACAAGCATTTTTATATCTGCGTCTTGAACAGCAGATGACGCTTTCTCTGCAATACTAAACTGCGCCCTAACAGATTTGGCTGTAAACGATGCCGATGTGCCGCCAGACATAGAGCCAGATGCAACATTATAGCTGCCACCATCTTCTCTGCTAATAACCGAATCAGCACCAAAGTTAGATATTAGCTTAGATGCCGTTTTCTTTAAAGAAGCGTAATCAAACACGAATAATCCTTGCAGTAGGCAGAAGCAGTTTCTTTAGCTTGGCCTCAACTGCCGTCAAATAAGTAATAGCTAATGCACTAGGGGCATATTCAACCTCTAGCTCGCCTACTTTTTCTTTAAGTGTCTTTCTGTCTTGGTTTGCAAGGGGATTTACTCCGCCATCCAAAGCAATGCATAGCTCCATCTCAGCTTCTTTAAGAAGCACAGGGATAGAATTGGATACTATGTAATAATTGTCAATCTCAACGCCCGTTCTGGGCCATTGCAGACTTTGCTCTAAGGTTGATTTAGTGCCAATAAAGTTCTTAGACTCTAAATAATCCATAGCTTGAATAATTAAAATTGAAGGTGTGCCGGTTAAGGTTACGCCTCGGTCTGCTGCGTATGTTGCCAAGTCAGCTTCACTAACATAAGAGTTTGCCGTTTCTGAGCTAGTGCCAGTTTCTACTACAATAGTCGCCATTATGCGTCCTCAAACCATCCGTAAATTGAACCGCCTACCCTGCAAGCCTTACTTGCAGATGCGGTCAGCCCAAAAACAATACCTTCACCAAATGAAGGCGGTACAGGAAAAGAAAATGTAACACTTCCATCCTGTAAATCTACACTTCCCAAAGGCAAAAGCAAAAAAGGATTTACAAATATATTTCCATTATATGAACTTGAAACAAGTCTAATCGTAACCCTTGAATCGGCACTAGCGCTTGAACTGCCAGCTACTGCGCCAGATATAAATACGCGCTTTCCCTTTGGAACCATTCTTGCAGACGAAGTCATTAACAGCTTGTTTATTAATATCTCTGCGTATGTAATGCCGCCATTTAAAGCAATGATGTTGCCAGCAGCTTTTAAATTGCTGCCCACTGTAATAACGTGCATTTCATTAATAAAATAAATATCAGTGGCGACAGTTAATACCGGAGTTAATCCGGCAAGCGTTACTATTTCAGTATGTTCAATCAAGTTTACATCAAGATAATGTAACTCAATTGTTCTAATTCCAGTACCAGCGGCAGAATCATTAGCGCTAGAACTTACAATGCTCATTTGAACGCCACCAATAGCAGGCCCAACAAAATCGCCATCTGACCAGATTACAGCATCTTCTTGGCTTCCGGTAAATACTCTTTCGCCAAATGCGGCGAATCCGTAAGCATTTGGAACCTTACCGCGTGCAATGTCGTTTTCAATATTATCAACTGGGAGGCGATTTAATCGAGTAACTAATTCGTGCGATGTATCAGCAGAAGATGAAGTAGATAATCTAATTCCTTGAGGACTCATTTTATATTCCTAAAAAGCCACCCCCAGAAGAGGTGGCTAGATCTAGACTTAACCCAACAGAAGAGCAGTATGCTCTGGCTTGATGTTTTTAACACCCCAAGCAAGACCAACTTCATAACGAACTTTTCTGTAGCCTTTGTACATGGCAAATTCCATGCTAAGACCAGAGCGAGGATCGGTAATTACAATTACGTCAGTCGCCATGTCACCCTCAGAAGGGCGAGCAGGAGCGCGAGAAGCTAGAACGATTGCAGAGCGATTAAAGGCCATGTTACGAGTAGCAGCA